TACTCCTGGAACTAACATCCAAGGCCTACACGCATCAGACTACGATCTGGCGATAAACCTGCTTGGAAACAAAGACTCTTACCAGTTCAACTCGATATACGCTCCAGGCATAACAGCACAGAACGCTGTTACTGAGATCAACGCTCTTTTGACTCTTGCACAGAATAGAGGAGACAACATCGCAGTCGTAGATATGGGTGGATACGCTCAGAACATAGGAACTATAACTACACTCGCTAAGTCGTTCGATAACTCATACGGAGCTACGTACTGGCCGTGGGTACAGATAAGATCAGTAGAGACAGGAAGAACAAACTTCGTTCCAGCTTCTACGATGGTGCCAGCAGTGTACGAATACAACGACAAGATCGGCGCAGAGTGGTTCGCTCCAGCAGGCTTCACAAGAGGTGGAATGAGCGCAGTTCTACAGCCAGAAAGAAAGCTTTCGATCGACGACAGAAACACTCTGTATGCGTCTAAGGTCAATCCGATATCTATATTCCCAGGAGTTGGTACAGTGATATACGGTCAGAAGACGCTGCAGCAGAAATCATCAGCTCTCGACAGAGTCAACGTTAGAAGACTGTTGATATCTCTGAAGTCTTACATAGGTCAGATCGCAGACAACCTGGTATTCGAACCAAACACTCAGGTGACAAGAAACAAGTTCCTGAACGCAGTGAACCCATACCTCGCAAGCGTACAGCAGAGACAAGGTCTTTACAGCTTCTCAGTTGTGATGGACGATACGAACAACACTCCGGCTGTGATAGACAGAAACGAGCTTATAGGTTCTATATACTTACAGCCAACCCGCACAGCAGAATTCATCTACTTAACATTCAACATACTGCCTACAGGCGTAACATTCGGATAACATGAACAAAAACACAATAGTACGAGTAAAAGTGCCAGCTGCACTGTATGAGTCTCTCAAAGGCAAAGTGATAAAAGAGGCATTTAAAAACCCAAGAGCAGAAGCTTTTGATACACTAGAGTCTTTAAGAGATTTTGGAGTATCAGACACCAAGATCTTAGAATACGTTCTTGGTAATGCGATGAATGGGTCTGAAGCTGAAGAGGCTATGAGATATGCTTACGAGGAGTTCATTGGAGATGATCTAGAAGGAGAAGAAGATCTAGATGAAGCCAAAAAGAAACCATCAGCAGGTCTCACCAAAAAGGAGAAATCAGCTGTAGTCAAAAAGGCAAAGTCTGGCAAGGACATAGGCAAGAAAGGCAAAGGATTCGAGAAGGTCGCAACGAAAGCAGCCAAAGAGTACGGCTCAAAAGAAAGAGGCCAGAAGGTAGCAGCAGCGGCTATGTGGAAAGGACAGGCTGCAAAGAAAAAAGCAAAGTAACGATATTTATAAACGAACAACAAGAATAAAACTAAAATAATATGGCAGGAATTTTGGATCCCGCAGAAATCTTTTATACGGCGTTTGAACCTACGGTAAGCAACAGGTTCATCATGTACATCGACGGTATTCCCTCATACATGATTAAAAAGGCGTCAGCTCCTAGTGTTGAAATGGGTGAGATCAAGCTGGACCACATCAACACCTACTTTAAGATAAAAGGTAAGGCTGAGTGGAAAGACATCGAGCTATCTCTCTACAACCCGATATCTCCTTCAGGACAGCAGGCTTGCATGGAGTGGGTTCGTCTTCACCACGAATCAGTGACCGGTAGAGATGGATACTCTGACTTTTATAAGAAAGATGTTACTTTGGATATAGTAGGACCAGTGGGAGATATTGTAAGTGAATGGATCGTAAAGGGCGCATTTATCAAGACTTTCTCAGCTGGCAACTACGACTGGTCTACATCTGATCCTACAGAGTTGACATTGACACTCGGTTGTGATTTTTGTATACTCAACTACTGATTCTTAATTATTAGAATATTTTTATTCTAAACTATTAGGCAATACCAACAATAGATAAAAAAAGAAGCTCCACTCAAAAGGAGCTTTTTTCTTTTTAGATAAATTTCATTATATTCTATAGAGGGGAAAACTTAGAACCTCAATATATATAATAAACACAGTTACACATGGCAGAACAAAAGTTTGCGATCCCTACCGAAATGGTAGACCTACCTAGCAAAGGGCTGGTATACTCACCAGAAAGCCCACTCTCTAAAGGGAAGATAGAGATGCGTTACATGACAGCAAAGGATGAAGACATCCTAACAAACATCAACAATCTCAGAGCAGGCACCGCTATAGAGAAGACCTTGAGAGCTCTCATAGCCTCAGACGTTGTGTACGAAGATCTCATACTGGGAGACCGTAACGGACTTCTCATAGCTGCAAGGATCTTGGGTTATGGCAAAGACTACCAGTTCAAGTATCCTCACCCAAGGACAGGAGAAGAAGAGGTCGTTACAGTAGACCTCCAGTCTATGGAGTACAAGAAGATAGACGAAAGCATATTCAAAGGAAAGAACGAGTTCGACTTTGAGCTTCCATTCTCCAAGAACAAAGTGACTTTCAAGCTGATGACTCTTGCAGACGAAAAGAAAGTAGACGAAGAATCTAAAGGCCTTAAGAAGGCTCTTGGGCAAGATTCAGGCGCTAGCCTTAGACTGAAGTATCAGATAACGTCTGTCAATGGAGACTACTCAACAAAGACCATAAGAGACTTTGTAGACCAAGCATTGATGGCAAAAGATGCAAACGCCCTAAGACAGTACATGGCCCAGATAACGCCAGACATAGACACAAAGGTGAAGGTCACTTTCAGCGATGGGGAGGAGGCAACCCTAGATCTCCCGATAACTGGAGATTTCTTTTTTCCCGGGAGCGGAATATAGAGTCGTCTTCATGACTGAGGTGTTCGAACTGACCTACCACGGTGGAGGAGGATTCACGTATTCAGAAGTCTGGAACATGCCTGTGCCGCATCGTAAGTTCAGCTTAAAGAAGATAGAGGAGTTCTTGAACAAAGTAGAAGAGAAGCGTAATGAATCCAAGCAGGTAGTCACTGAGAACACGAACATGAGCAAGTTCCAGATGCCAGATGCTGTAAAAAAAGCGATGGAAAAAGGACCTACTTTTGTTTCTAAAGCAAAGAGCAAAAACTAACTTTGCTTGATATTTATTTCATATGGCAGATGCACAAGGCTTAGATCCCAAAAAACTCAGAGAAGCATACGACCTCTACAAAGACATAGTACAGTTCTCAGGAGATCTTACTACTAACACCAAAAGGACTATTGATGAACTCAAGAAGGTAGCCAATTTCATTGAAGACATCAATGCAAAGTATGAAGCGATATCAGATACTCAGATAAACTCCAAGAAGCTTGAAGCTGATATAGAGAGGGCGTTGGGAAGAAGAGCTGTTGCACAAAATAGGCTTGCTACAATAAATGAAGCTATACAGAAGTCTGCTGATGAGAAACTGAAGAAAGAAGATGATCTACTGCAAAAGATAGAGAAAAAAGAAAGCCAAATTGCTAAAAATGCCACTGCCACAAGATTAAAAAAATTAGCGGACCTCACAGCAGAGCTTGATTTTCACAGGAGAAGTGTTACTGCACAAGAAGCAGAGTACATTGCGTCTAAGAAGGTTACAGACAATATGAACGAGCAGGCTGCTGTGTTGCAAGGTCTTTTGAAGACTGAGAACATGGTCGTAAAGCAGATGGGTGTCTCAGGAAATCTTGTAGGAATACTTGCTAAGAAGCTTGGAGTCGGAGATGAAGCTTATGGTAAGATGGTCCAAAAGTCTCGTGATCTCGTAAAGAACCAAAACGAAGTCACGAATCCTGGTAAATGGAAAGTAGCATTAGTTGGTCTTAGATCTATAGGAAGCGAGTTCTTAAAGAGCTTTGGAGACCCCGCAGTTTGGGCAGTCGGACTTGCTAAGCTGTTCTCTGCTGTAAAGAAGACAGGGTCAGCGATAGCATCTGAGCTTAAGAATGGAATGAAAGCACTGACTCCAGAAGGAGGAAGCCCCATATCAGACCTAACGTCTGGTTTCTCTAACGTTCTGAAGACTATACCACTCATCGGTGGAGTTCTGGGTGGCCTTGTTGACACTTTCTCCATGTTCCTTGACATAGTAGTCAACTCAGTAAGCCAAGTCCAGAAGATGGGCAGAGAGATGGGTCTGAGCGCAGATGAAGCATTAAAGCTCAACAAGTACTACTCTGATTTTGCAACCAACAGCAACAACGTCTTTGTCACAAGCAGAAAGATGTTTGAGACTCAGATAGAGCTCGGAAAGCAGCTTGGGGTGATGAACGGTCTTTCAAATGACAGACTCGAAACAGACATAATGCTGAAGAACGTCGCAGGGCTTGAACTCACAGAGAGGACAGGGCTTGTAGAGGCGTCAGTGCTACAGAACAGGAATCAGAAAGAGATAATCAAAGGCGTATTCACCCAAGTCGCAGCGCTTCGCTTGGCAAAGGGAATACAGCTTGACCAGAAAGGAGTGCTCAAAGAAGCTTCTACGTACGGAGGCTATCTCGGGCTTTCGTTTGCAAAGTACCCAGAGAAGCTCACAAAAGCGCTTGTAACAGCAAAGTCTCTAGGCACCAGCCTCAAAGAGATGGATAGCATCGCAGACTCTTTCTTGGATTTTGAATCTAGCATCTCTAGCCAGTTTGAGGCGCAGCTTCTTACAGGCAGAGATCTAAACCTTGAGACTGCAAGAAACCTCTTTTTGAACAATGATCTTGCTGGTGCAGCCCAAGAGATAAACAAGCAGGTCGGATCTTCTACAGACTTCATGAAGCTCAACAGGATACAGGCAGAGTCTATATCCAAAGCGTTCGGCATGACAA